AAGTTGATGAAGAAGAAATTGCAACTTGGGAAGACTTCTACACCCTTGGGCGTAATCTCCTTGAAGAATATGTTATTGAATATGCCGGCGACCCGCACTGGGACGTCCTGGACGCCGAGCGCAACTTTGCAGTTACCATCCCAGATATCCGCTACCCACCAATTTTGAAAGATGGACGTAAAGGTTATCGGCCTATATGCACTCTCGTTGGTGTATTTGATCTTTGCTATCGCGATCTTAACGACGGACACATCAAGATGGTGGACCACAAAACCGCCAATCAACTATCGACGTTGCATCTTGACCTTGATCCGCAAGCTTCGACTTATATTGCAGTTGCGACGAAAGCGCTCCAAGACCAAGGGCTAATCAACAAGGATGATTATGTCAAGGGTATGGAGTACAACTTCTTGCGCAAAGGCAAAATTTTCAAGGAGCCATTGAAGCAGCATTACATAGATGCGCTAATCAATTCTTATGCCAAAGATGGCATTGAGGTTGACCCTGCCAGTTTCAAAAAGCTATTGAAGGACGAACTGGCCGCCGAAGCTGAGCGCTGCAAACTAAAAGTACACGGCGAACGCAGCGAAACCCCACTGTTTCGCCGGGAGTTCGTTGCACGTACCCCACGTGAACGCAACAAGACCATCATGCGGATCAGCCAAGAGGCCGCCATCATGGAGCGTACCGCGGCGGGGGACATTCCAGTTACAAAGTCCTTCGCCAAGGATTGCAATTTCTGTAACTTCTACAACCTTTGCTCACTTGATGAAGGTAGTGAGCCAGAGGATGTGGAATACTTCATCGAAACGGTGTACAAAAAGGTCGACCCTTATGCCGACCATCGCACCAAGAAGGTGGAGCATTGAGTTATCACAATAAGCCATCGGATGATATTTCACTTTTGGCTTGGTTTGAAATGTTAACAAATGAAACAATAACTTCATATGTGATTGATGATAATGGCCACGAGATAAGAATTGGTAACCAGTATCAAGCTACATGTGCCGGTCGGCAACGATTAGCAGAGATACATGACGAAAGGCTAACAAGTGGTAGAACTTCCAAGTAACATCATCGAACTGGCGGATGAGGATGAATATAACAACCTGCTCATCTACGGCGACTCTGGTGTGGGCAAAACCGTCTTGGCAGGCTCTGATGATGACGTCCTTTTTATTGCTCCCGAGGACAATGGAACTTTGTCCGCCAAAAGATTCGGCTCGACCGCTAAAAAGTGGAAAGTTCGTGAGGGTGCCGAAGGCTGGGATGACGTCGTGGCGGCTTACGAGTGGCTATACACACTCGACACCATCCCTTTCAATTGGGTTGTCCTTGATTCGCTAACTGAAATGCAGAGCATGTGTATGCGTTGGGTTTTGGCGAAGGCAGTTGAGGAACGAGGTGGTGACCAGGACATTCCTGATATTCGCGATTGGCAGCCATACTACAACAAGTTCCAACGCATGGTGAAAGCGTTCAATTCCTTGCCAGTAAATATGCTGTACACTGCCTTGCAACAAGAAGACAAGAATGAGGATGAAGAATCCTATGTCTTGCCGATGATTCAGGGTAAGGGTACCCAGTACTCAAAGCTGGTGTGTGGCTGGATGACTAGCTTTGGTAACATGAAAACTGTGCGAAAGAAAGTCGGTGAAGTTGATGGGAAACCACAATACGAAGAGCAAAGGGTTATTCAGTGGCATGGTACCAAGACCGTCATGGCTAAGGACCGTACTCGCTGTTTGGCACCGCGCACCATTATCGGCCCGAGCCATCTGAATGGGCTGAAGGACATTCGCGAACTACTAGAATCGGGGCCAAAACAGCCCGCACCTGGACGCGTACCGCCGAATAAGACGGACGAGAACAAGGCTGTACGTAAGCCTGCCGAGGACCGTGAGCGGTTGCGCCGTCGTCCTACGTCCGACGCTAAGGCCGAAGTCGTCGCAGCTATTCCCGACGAATCTGACAACGATGATGAACTCAGCAATATGATGATGGAGGTCTAGTAAATGGCAACAAGGATTAAGTGGGACATCAATGGCGCTGGCGTCGACCCCGCCGGTGGTATGGGTGGCTATGATGGCCCTAACTTGCCCAAGGGCAGCTATCTGTGCAAAATCAAGCGTATGACGGTTGGTGAGATCAAGTCCATTGGGGAGAATAAAGGCAAGCCTCGCATTAGCGTGTTGCTTGAAGTTGTTGGACCTGATAGCAAGAAGGAATATTTAGGCCACCCAATTTGGGATGGCCTGAATATCATCAAGTCGTCGTTACCTTTTGTCAATGCTTTCTTGCATGGTCTCACCGATGGCAGCGACCAGGCCAAGCATGAGATCGAGAAGGCATTCTGGGATGTTGGCCCGAAAGTCAAGCGCGTGAAGAAAAAGGACAATACTGTCGAGAAGCACGTGGAGAGCATTGGCAATTATGCCATTAACTCGCCCAGCGGCGAGCTACTCGTTCAGGTGCTGGCAAAGCCCAGTAGCTACAAGGGACAGTTTAAGGCTGAGGTGGCGGAGTACATTCCTCGCAAGAATAGCAAGAATCGTCAGGAGTTGGACGAGGATGGCTATGATGAAGATGAAGACGACGACATCGGGGATGAGGATGTCGAGGATGAAGCTGACGCCGACACCGATGACGATGACTATGAAGATGCCGAAGATGGGGATTACGTCGATGCTGAAGGCGGCCCATTTTAGACTACTGTAATAGCAGTACAGTAGAGCCTTGATGACTGGGTGTGGGCTTCATATAACGCCAAGTTAGGGTGGCAACCTGGGCACCAGAGATCTGCCCCTAAATAGCCAACTAAACGTGGAGCCGCGAGTCCCATAACCCAACCTGATTAATTACCAGGAACTCGCCCTACACTTAGGAGCAACATGATCATAAATGCGCTCTGTATGTTCGGGCCATGTCATGGCAAAACTTTTACACTAAACCAATCACACAATGCTATTCCGCCGATCTTGATTTTACCAGAAGATACAGAAGATATAAAATTTGATATGTATGACCCAGTACTTGGGCCAAAGTCTACGCAAATCAAAACGCATCAGTACCGTAAGTTTGATGAATTTAGCAGTGACAATATGGAAGATTGTGCACTGTATGTCCATGAAGAGAATTGCTGCGAGAAGAGGATCCCAGATGAAGGTAGCGATTTTGGGTTGCGGTCCAACAGGAATGATTGCCGCCCACGCATGCCTGACGCATGGTATATACCCCCAAGTATTCTCCCGCAAGATAAAGTCCGCCCTTTATGGTAGCCAATACTTACACGAACCGATTCCTGGAATTGATCATGGCGAAGAAGAGTGGGTTACTTATATCAATAAGGGCACACCTGAAGAATATCGTCGCAAAACTCATGGCAAATTTTGGGATGGTATTATTGCCCCGGCGGATTTCGAGACAGCTCACCCAGCCTGGGATATTCGGCGTGCTTACAATATACTCTGGCGAAAGTATCACGACCTGGTACAGGATTATGTAATACCTTCAAGAGAAGCCCCAAAGATCCCCGGCGACGGATATGCACATCCATATTGGACACTGAATAAGGACTTGAATATTGACTCCTATGATTTGGTGATTTCCACAGTACCCCGCCGTATCTGGGCAATTGAAGGTGAGCAGTATATCTACAGTCTAGGCTGGGCAGTAGGTGACGCCCCAGAGCGGGGTCAATTCGTCAATCTTGAAGTGCCAGACATGACAATCATTTGTGATGGTAGCCCTGACGTTGCTTACAATCGGCTCAGTCATGTGTTTGGCTACAAGACCGTGGAGTGGCCGGCACATTGTATTGGTCGCGATGTTAGTGTAGGCATCCCAGCGAGCAAGTTGATTAAGCCATTGAAATATGTGCCTGCTGAGTTTGATATCAACCCAGTTAATGGTACGCGCTGGCTACACGTAGGAAGGTTCGGCAAATGGCAAAAAGGTGTGGTAGTGACCGATGCCTGGCACGAAGTACAGGCCGAACTAAGGCTGAGATTGGGGATAACGGTATGAAACAGAATGTCACGGGTAATCCAGATTACCTAGCAATTCGCTGTCATGGTGCATATCACAAAGCAACAAAAGATTGGGCAGTGATTCCAAGTTGGGATAATGAATATACAGAAAAAGATTGTTGGCGTGCCGTAGCAAAACTAGATCTGGTACAAGCAAAGCTAGATCATCCTGATAAATGTTCCGGGCAAATTTGCTATGAAGAATATCGTGAAGCTAGCTTGCAAGTATATGATCCATGGAGCACTCTATCGCAATTTCTTAGAAATGGATGGGATAAAGTTGCTATTGCAAAATATAGCGACGACGCAGGAAGAGTCCAACTGGGTATGATGCCAAGTGAGGAAATTGTGAGCAAAAGCACGCCATTGCCAGGAGAAATGACCTATGGTAAAAAGATGGCGCCTCCATTGGAAGTTGCTATCACCGGTAATGGTGTAGATGTACATTACAAATATGATATCGGCGCCAAGACATATTACATGCGCATTGAAGGTGTGCCGAATAATGTTGCCGAAGACGTGCTTATCAAGGTATTGCCGCAGACATTGCAGCTTTGGCTAAGTAAGTGCAAAGATTATGGCGGGGACATTAGTGATGAAGTTAAGAGCCTTGGACCGCGTGGGCAGTTTGTAGATATCTGGCGTAAAGTGTGGAAACTTAAGCGTGCACTTTGGGATGGCGAAGAACTTAAATTTGAGCAACCAAAAGAAGTGATGATGGATTTGATCGGGCATCTATTGCTAGCGATCAGAAAGTCGGACTAGACTTCTACGGTCCTGTCCGGTATAATTAACTTATGCGGAGGGATGTCGTATATGGCCCAAAGAAGGGCAATAGAGTAGGCTATGGCGGATACCTGTATAAGCGCGATTTGGAGATATTGTACCGATTCTTTGGTTTTCCAAATGTTGAGGCTTTCATAGATTTCCTGCGAGCGGAAGGGGCAAAGGTAAAAGCATAATGGAATATGTGTCCCTTCACCACCACAGCACCCACTCGTACGGCGACGGATTTCAATTACCGGAAGAGCATGTTCAATTTTGTGCAGAGTATGGCATGAAAGCCATGGCGCTTACCGAGCATGGCAATCTTTCTAGCCACGTGCAATTAGAAAAAGCATGTAAGAAACACAACATTAAACCATTATTTGGCGTAGAGGCCTATGTTGCCCCGCCGAAAGAGTCGCGTAAGTTTCACCAGACCATTATTGCAATGAATCAAGATGGTTTACGGAATCTCAATCGTTTGGTAACCCAAAGCTGGAAAGACTTTTATCGTTGGCCTACTGTGCATATGCATAGACTAGAGGAATTTAGCGATGGGCTCATCGTATTATCAGGCTGCGCGGATAGTGCAATCTCGTGTACGCTCCTTGGCGGAAAAAGCCTTGGAGAGAAGCGAGGGGGATATACCACCAAGCAATTACGCAATACCATTAACCTCGCTGAATGGTACAAGAACATATTTGGTGATAGATTTTATCTGGAGTGCCAAAGATTTGAAGGACTTGATAGAACTCGCGTACTTAACCCGGCATTCGAAATCGTTGCATCTGAAACGGGAATTCCGCTCGTTGCTACTAGCGACTGCCATTATGTCAATCCTGCCGACAACGAAATGCAAAAAATATTGCACGCTGCACATCGTGGTTCTACTGTTAGTGCGGTTGAGGCCAGCTGGGAATATGACATACTCTTATCAATTCCCACTTCCGATGACGAAGTCTACAAGCAACTTGTTGGTACAGGCTTATCAGAAGATGGCGCACAAGAAGCGCTACTAAATACTGGTCGTATTGCCGACAGATGTGACGCTCACCTAGAACAAGTTGAGACAATCAAATATCCTATTGGCGAAAGGGACCATGTGCCATGGATATAGTTAAGATCCCTGGATATCGCCATATGGCCATGGAAGATGGCACTATATTTGGAGTTCGTGGTAAGCCATTAGTTCCGATATGGAATAAAGCTACCAGATATTGGTGGGTAGGTTTGCGACCAGATGGTACTACTTGTGTAAAAGATACTGTACCAATACATGTTGCAATTTGTAGAACATTTCACGGTGAACGACCTAATGGACTCCAAGTCCGTCACATAGATGACAACAGAGATAATAATGCAGCATCCAATCTAATGTGGGGAACAGCATTAGAGAATCAAGAAGATGCAAAAAGGAATGGCAAAACTCCTCTTGGATCAGATAGACCCAATGCAAAATTAACAAAAGAAATAGTCTTATTGGCAAGAGAGAGATATGGAGAGTCTGCATCACATCTTGCCTATGAATTTGGAGTAAACCGCGCCACTATGTGGGCAGCTATTGTTGGTATATCTTGGGCGTGGGTATGACTAGCATAGAGCAAGCCCAAGGCATTAAAGTCGATGAAGCATCTGGGCGTGTACTCGCAGATCGCTATGATAAATCTTCACCGGAAGCTATTGCCCTTATTCGGGAGTGGCTAAATTTCGGCTGGACCTTTCGGTTACAACGGACCGGCAACACATTTCTGCACACCAGGCGGGGTGATTACATTGCGAGAGTTGAGCATGAACTCAATCTTATCATCAGCAAAGGCTTTGTGGACTACTTCTTGGTCACAAGTGACATCGTCAGATGGGCAAAAGACCATAAAATTCCGGTGGGGCCAGCACGCGGATCTGCTGCAGCTTCATTGGTGTGTTACCTATTACGAATTACTGAAGTCGACCCACTTCAGCATGAACATATGCTATTCGAGCGCTTCATTGATCCAACGCGCGATGAATTACCAGATATTGACCTGGATTTCTCCGATGATCGGCGGCATGAAGTTTTCGCTTATGCTGGTTCCAGGTACGGAGTGGCAAACGTTGGCCATATTG